GGCTTCCCAAGCCGAAGGTCACGAGTTCGAGCCTCGCATTCCGCTCAATAGTTAAGGGCGATGAAAATCAATTAGTTAGATTGAATCATCCGTCCTTATTTCTTTGCTAAAACTAAAATTTTACCCTCAAAATTGGGGCGCAAAGTGTGACATTTTGCGGCAAAATATGGCCGATTCGTGACTAATTCGGGACTAAAAACAAAATCAACGTTATGGCAAAGGTATCGTACTATCTCAAAAACGTCAAGGCGGGCGAAGAGGCGCCGCTCTACCTCAAGATCTCGCACGACTACAAAAGCGCCCTGCTGTTGGCCGGCAAGATCCGGCCGGAGGACTGGGATCCGGTGCACCAGACCTTCATTGGCCGGAACACCGGATTCCGCAACCGCCTGAAGAATCTCGCGACGCAGGCGGTGGACATCATCACCGACCTGCGCTACTCCGGAGAACTCGCGACGATGACCGCAAGGGATGTCATCGACCGAATCAAACAAGAGGCTTTCGGCGAAAGGCCCGAAAAGAAGGGCGGGGATTTTCTTGCCGCCCTGAAGGATTACCGCGATTCCTGCTACAAGCCCGGGACGCGCGAAGTGTATGACCGGACGGTCAAGGCGCTCACGGCCTTCGACCCGTCAATAGATGAAAGGTCGTTCGACGACATCAACCGCGCCTATCTTGAGCGGTTCGAGCGCCACTGCATGGACACGATGGCCATAAACTCCATCTCCATCCTGATGCGCAACATACGGACCGTGTTCAACAAGGCCATCGACGACGGAAAAACCGACGCCTACCCTTTCCGTACCTTCAAAATCAAACAGGAGGAGACAAGGAAGAGGGCGCTGACCGCCGAGCAGCTCGCGTGGATCCTCAACATGGAGCCAAGCCCTGGATATGAGGAGGCAAGGGACATTTTCATGCTGTTGTTCTACCTGATAGGCATCAACCTCGCGGACCTTCTCGCGGCGAAAAAGACCTCCGTGAAAAACGGTTACCTCAACTACAGACGTGCCAAGACCGGTCGGCTGTATTCCGTGAAGATCGAGCCGGAGGCGGCCGAACTGATCAGGAAATATTCAGGAAAGACGAATCTCGTGAACGGCCTTGAGCGATATGCCACCGAGAACTCCTACCTGTCGAAAATCAACAAGCGCCTGAAATACTTGGGGTGCCCAAGGGGCAAGCGCGGCAAGATCTTAGAGAAGGGCCGCTTTGCCGATCTGTCAACATATTGGTCCCGCCACACGTGGGCGACCATCGCCTATGAGATTGGCATCCCGGTGGACATAATCGGCCAGGCTCTTGGGCATTCGGACAAATCGCACGACGTCACATTCATATACATCAAGCGAGACCAGAGCAAGGTTGACGAAGCCAACAGGCGGGTAATCGACTACGTGCTGTACGGCAAGGACTACCGAAAAGAGAAGCCCCAGCCTTAGCCGGGGCTCATTGTCACATCTTCGCCACCATCTCGTCCACGCACCGCCCGAGGGAGAACCCATCGGCCTTGAGCTCGTCGATGCGCCTTCTGGTCTCTGGTTTGATCTTTATGGTGTAGGGGACTTTCGGGGAGCTGCCCGAAGGCTTGCGGCCCGCCCCCGCTCTCTTGCCGCCTCTCATAGCAGATCCCCGTGATTTTCGACAAGCCAGTCGGCCATAAGCCTCATCACGTGCGCCAACTGCGCCGGTGTGTCAGCCTTGACCGCAAGGCCATCAGGCCACGCCACGCTCTGCGTGTCGTTGAACCTGCCCTCTGTCCACGTCACCGACACGCCCGTAAGGCTGTCGACGCAGTGCCAGGCGTTCTCAACGCCCGGCACACGAGAGATTATATACCTATTCATCTATTAGCACTGTTGAATAAGAGTAAACATCGTGGCAAAAAGCCCTGGTGCCGTCAGAATATGTCTTGCAGGCGTATAGTGCCTGCTCTTCGCTTTCATAAGCGGCAGCGAGGCCCCAATTTGGCAAGCGTGCGCCATCTTTGAGATCGTTAAACATCGACAAAAGGGCTTTGTTGGCCTCTTTGAGGCTGGCGAACTCGTCAACCACGTATGTGGTCGAATTGTGCGCGAAATGCGCATTTCGTGATGCCGTGTAGGCGTCTGTGGTGCAGATGATCTGTGCTCTCATAACTCTTAGTGTTTTTTTTGTTTATGCAAATATACGAAAAAATATTTGAATTTAGTACACTTTTTCAAAAAAAAATAACAAAATAATTGCGTCACCAGAAAAGATGCCGCAAAGAAATAAAAGAGCGTAACCCGTCAGCCCAACTTGTCCATCAGTGACCTGACCAGATCCTTGAGTTCGCCGACTGATCCCTCTATCGCGTCAAAACTCTTCTCGTTCTCCCTCTTCTCCCTGTATGCCGGATTGAAATCTGACTTCATCATATTCTAAAAGGTTTTAATTTTAACGATATGCGTAAATGCGGACGGATGGGTACCCACCCTTGAAAACTTGACGCACGCAAAAGAAAATCGGCGATTCCAATATTTCAAAGAGCGTGCGTGAACACGCCCGTTAAAGCCTGAGATAGAATCCGCCCGTCACTCCGAGCCCGGCGTTCACCCTGCCGGAAGGGGTTACCAATACAGAAGGGCCGACCGCAACCCCGAATCCCCACCTCTTTGCTTCCACGGTGTAGCCTTTTGTGATGATCTTAGTCTGCGGATAGACCTCGACATACTCCAGCTTCGTCCTGAAGCCGCTGACCCCGATGTCGTAGTTGTCGCCCGTGTAGCGGCTGAATATGATGGGCACCTCGACCTCCACCGTGTCGTGGACAAAGATAGTATCGGAAGGCTGGACGGCCGCGAGCCGCACCGTGTCAACCCTGACCGTCCTGATTTCTTTCAGAACCGGCCTGTAATCGACGAATGTGTCGCGGATGATTAACGTATCCGTCCGCTCGACAACGTGGGCGCAGCGGCCGCTTCTGCCCCCAAGGAAGCCGAGCCCCAAGGCAAGCAGCACCGCCGCCGCGAACACCGCGGTCGTTTTCGGTCGTTTTCGGTCGTTTTCGGTCGTTGCCATAAATCTCAATTAAAAGTCCCCCGCGCCTCCCGGCGGGGAGGACAGAAACAAAAAAAACTAATACTAAGAGTAACCGCCCCGATTGAGGCCGGGGCGCGGCCTTGTCTTGATCCCCCAAAGTAGGCTTGCATGCAGAGGCAATGGGGGTTATGTCTCAAAAAACGGAAATCTTCTTGTACTACAACTTGTAGTATAGGACTTATTCGGCGAAATCCACCCTGTGCAGTCAACCGCAGAGCCGGTCGGGCAGTTCCCGCTCGTCATTATCCTCCGTGTTGTTCGCAAGGTCCGCCACCCTGTCAAGCAGGACGGTTCTGTTTATCTCGTCCTCGGACATCCGCAGCGTGTCCTTGTCCGTCTCAACGTCAATCATTCTTTTCATATAATTCAATATAATAGCGTTAAATTCTATTTCTTTGCGTCCGAATCATTTTCCTGACCTCACGAAAATGGTCGCCGCGATTAACTTGCTGCGATTCGGCTATAATTCGGCTGTAATTCGGCTGTAATCACCGCCTGACCCCTCCAAGCTCATCCGCCCACTTCTCTGTGAAAAAAGAGTAATAGTCTACCTCCTGCAGTCTTCGGAACGTGGAGTGCGCCCACGCCCAAAGCAGGGACGGAAGCCCTATCACGACAAGATAAAGCCATCCGAGCCAAGCCGACTGCCTCGTGTGCCCATACTCGTGGCCGATGGTGTCGCGGACGTAGGACGAGCTGTTGTTGCGGTACTTCCGCGGCAGGATGATGAACCTGCCCAGACTGATGCCGCCCCTCATCCTCTCCGAATAGAGAATGCGCGCGTCACCATAGGGAACTTCCATACAGTCGCAGTCCACGCTGTAAACCTGGAAGAGGATGAACCCCAAAAGGTTCTGCGGCAACTCCCACAGAATCCTTAGAAAATCGATGAAACCTTTCATAATCCGTCAATATATCAGCGTTCAACGTAAATAAATTGTCAAAATCTGACAACTCAAAGAGCCTTGTACTCGCTGGTCGCGTCGAAGCACGGGCACGCCTTCTTGGCGAAATCCCTATGCCCGCGTATCTCAGCGTTCGGGTACTTGGCTTTCAGTTCCCTCAGGAGTTTCAGAAGAGCCTCCCTCTGCGCCAGCGTCCTCGTGTCCTTTGCCTTGCCCGATTTGTCAAGGCCTCCCACGTAGCACACGCCTATGCTGTCCGTGTTGCGCCCGGCGCAGTGCGCCCCGATCTCGCCCTCCGGCCTTCCGACGTGCACCGTGCCGTCAAGGTAGACGACATAATGGTAGCCGATGGTGCGGAAGCCTCTTGCCTTGTGCCACCTCGTTATCTCGTCCGTGGTCACCCACCGTCCCTCCGGCGTGGCCGTGCAGTGGACTATGATTAAGTTAATCTTCCTTGGCATAGCTTTTATCCTCCTTTTCGCTTTCAGGCGAGCCATCCCCGTCCTTGCCTATCACCACCGCGCCCTCGATGTTCGCGCCTGTCTTGGCTTCGACAACCGCCTCTATGACCTTTGCCGCGTCAACCTTAACGCGCGCCTTGTGGCCGAACTTCCAGAAGTACCAGTTCTGGACGATGGAGATCAGCTCCACGCCTATGACTACGAGCATCAGCCCGGTCTCGATGACGGTGTAGCCGGTAGCCACGGCCAAAGACGAAGCAAGCACCACCCAGCAGAAGTACTCCACCGCCTTCCCGATCGTGCGCCTGATCGCCCTGCTTATCCTGATCCGGTCGCCCTTCCTCTTGGCGGCCCTGATGCCGAACACGAGGTCGATCAGGATGACCACGGCGGCTATGACAAGATACGGCAGCATCCTCTCGAAAGATTGTTGGAAAAACAATAACAGCGTGGCCGAGATGCCCGTGCCGACCACGACACTCCCCGTGGAAGCCTCGTCCGCGAGGATGTGGGCGTTGAAATTTTCCATCATACAGAATCTTAGATGCTGATGACAAGCGGCAGGTGGTCGGACATCGCGAAGCCGTCGTCATAGACGGAGCAATCGACTCCGGCCAACCCCTTCGTGACACAGTGGTCTATGTCTCCTTGCGCGCCCGTAGTATAATTCTTGAACGTATAGCAGCCTCTCTTAGGCATCGGCACCTTGAGATTGTCGGCTACACTTATGTAAGTCTGGTTGAAATCGCCAACCACCAAGCATGGCTCTTTCATCCGCCCTTTGATTTGCCGCCAAGCCCTGTCCATGCATTTCCGCCATGTTCCGTGAACATTGATTATGCGTATTCCGCCAATCTTTGCGGCGTTGTGGTGGACCGCGAACCACAGCGGCCTCGACTTGATTCCCTTGCGTACATAGATGTGATGAGAGATCGAGAGGCCGACACGGCGGTAGCCTTTAGGTATCCAGAGGTTCGCGGGGAACGACAGCTCCTGAAGACACAGCACGTCAGGGTCCTGCTCCAGGATGAAGCTCCTGACGCGCTCCATCCTTTTCACCCAGAACCTTTCGGAAGCCCGTTTGGTGTCCCTTGTCCAGACGCGGCAGTTCAGTGATATTATCTTCATGGCCGTTCCTCCGCGATGTCAGCCGGAACCGTGTCCGCGTCGTCCCGTGTCCGCGTCGTCCGGAACCTCCGCGTCAAGGGCGGCCAGCCCGGCCTCGGCCTCGTTGATCTCCGCGCGCCACGTCCTCCTCTCCGCAAGGACGGCGGCGTACTCCTCCGCCGTGGCCGCGCCCTCAGCGATCTTTGCCGCCACGTAGTCCGTCTCCTTCAGTTTCGCCTCCCTGTCCCTGACGAGGGAGTACAGGACATTCCTTCTGTCCTCGATTTCCTGTCTTGTCATCGTGTCTGTCTTTGTTGAGTTTGAAATGATACTTTCTCTTAAGCTGGTCGTTGTGCCTATATCCGTCGTTTGCCACGAAGCACCGCCTGTCATCGTCATAATGGCAATATCTCAGCCACTCCGGACTCACCTCGTCCACGAGGTCGCGGATGATCCCGTAGGCGTTACGATGCTTCATCATGCCGAGGTAGCTGTTGACGCTTGAGAGAAAGCGCCCCAGCATGGACGGCCGCGCCATGCTGTTCCACAGGCGTATCTTCCTCCGGCAGTTCCGCGCGCACCTGTCGCTCGCGTATATCCTGCCGAACTTGATCTTCGCCCCGAGGAACGCCAGCCCCTTGCTGTAGTGCTGGCAGTAGCGCTTTCCCGGGTGCATCTTGTAGCCATATTCATTGAGTAGCATCCGCTCGCTCGTCGCCACATGAGCGAGTCCCGCCTCCTTGTTCTCCATCACCCACACCATGTCGTCCACAAACCTGGTGTAGGCCAGCCCACACGTCTCGACCTGGAAGCGGTCGAACTCCGCCAGGGCGTAGTTCTTCTCGACCTGCCAGAACTGGTTGCCGAGGCACGCGCCGCGGGACGGGTCGTTGTTGAAGACCACGCTCTTCCCGGCGGCCATGATGCCGCCCCATTTGCACTTCGGGGACCTCAGCCTCGCGTGTTCCTGCGGATACGCGTAGTTAACGCGCATCAGGATGTAAAGGAGGTCGTCCCTCTCGTCCCCGTCGACTATTTCCCTCTCGATCAAGCTCCGGTACGCCGTGTAGGAGCGGTCAAGGTCCGTTGACGGGAAGAACGACTTGATGTCCCGCTGTATCACGTAGCAGTCCCGGGTGTAGTTCCGCGACATCCTCCTGATGTCATCGCGCACCTTCCTGATCGCCCTGTCGCATCCGTAGCCCACGCGGTTGTTGAACGTGCTGGCCGTCAGTTCCGCCTCGACGAGCGGGCGCACCCTCAGGTCGAAGTGGTGCTGCAATATCTTCATCTGCATCAGGCACGCTATGACCTCCCGGGGTCTCGGCTCCGGATTGATGAAAGCATATAGAAAAGAAACAAGGGTGCGGTCGTTGAAATCCTCAAGCAGCCGCGCCAGGTCTCTCTCCCAGTGTAGCTCGAAATGCACGCTGTCCGGACTCCTGCGCTTGTTGGCGCGGCATCCCAGATAGTCGTCTATGAGTGTTTCAAAAACCATATTCCTTCAATCATAATTCACGAGGGGAACCGCCACGTTCCTGTTGTTCAGGTTGTTGCCGCCAGCATAGCCGTTGTTGCCGTTCGCGATCCAACCGTTATTCTGGTTGTAGCGGGAACAACTCCAGACGTTGCTGCTCCGAGTCCCATTCCTTGCTCTTACCTGCCGCATATGCGGAAGGAGGGTCTCCTTTATGATTCCGGAGACTGCCGGATCGTCACCCGACGCCGGTCATGCCCTTGTTTCTGTTTTTCATTATCGATTTCCTCCATCTTGTCACACCTTCGTCCAACTTCGCCAGACTCTCCATGATCCTCACCTTCATCTGGTCCGGAGTCTCGCCGGACCTTGTGTCCCGGACACTGATGACGTTCCTGCCTCCGATCAGTCTGACCGTCCACATGAACACAGCCATGTTCGCGCAGAGCCTCTTCAGGTGGATCCATCTGTCCTCCTCGAAGTCATAGGCGAGCATGAACTCCCTGATGACGTCCTGGATCTGCACGACTGCCCTGTTCCCGTAACGGATGCGATCCACCTTGGTCATCATCATCTCCGCCCTTATCAGCAGGTCGTAAAGCTCCACCGCGTCTATGATTATCTGCGGCTGTTCCTTCTCTCCGGGCAGCAGGGCCGGCTCGTAATATTCGGATCTCGGCATGACTTGATGTTTTTTTCGTTTTCAAATTTAACAGGGCGGCCGCGGGGACGCCGCCGCCCAAGAGTAAGCCTAGGCCGCGCCTCCGGCGACGTTCAAAAGCACGAGGGGAACCGCCACGCCCCTGCTGCCCAGGACGTCGCCGCCAGCACAGCCGTTGCCGCCGCTCGCGATCCAACCGCCAACCTGGACGTAGCGGGAACAACCCCAGACGTAGCTGCCATTCCCCAGCGACGGGGCGCCGATGGCCTTCAGGGCCGAGTTTACCGGGTCGGCGTCGCGGTCGTTTGTGGTCGGATACCTCAGTTGTCCGACAACGCTGAACACCCTGCCGATGCCCGGAAGGACCCATTCGCCCTGCTTCAGAAGATCGTGGTCGTGCCCTAGGGTTGCCGCCAGCCTTGCGGCCGGGCTCGCGTACTTCACTTCGCCGTCCTGTCCGGCGTAGGTGATCCCTGCCAGATAGTACGTGTTCCGCTTTTCCGTGCCGTACTTGCTCTCGTCATAGATTCCATACTCCGACGGACGTACAGACAGGAATCCCTCCATGAACTTCAGCCAGCCCTCCTCACCCTCGCCGTAGACGCCGCGCAGGAAGGCGCAGTGATCACTCTGGTACTGCGACGTGCCGAGATATCCCGGAAGGCATATAGGATAAGAGACTTTTTTCGAGGTGACGTCCGACGCCGGGTTGTAGGTCGTGCTGGAGTTGTCGCCGCGGAAAAACGCCAATGCCCTCGGCCAGTTGGTTATCGTGCCCTCGCCGTTCCTCCTGCCGTTCCTTCGCGTCATCTTCGTTGTGTCAGCCCACTCAGGGGCGGTCGCGGCGGCCATCGCGAACCCATCTTTCGCCGTGTTGTACGAGGCTTGGAGATATCTTGTGTATGTGAAGTTCAGGGTGACGTTCCCCGTCCCCGTCGACTTCCGCGACCCAGTCCTGCGCCGTGAACGGCTCGTTCGCCTTGAAGTAGGCGTTGAGCTGCGCGACGAAACTCTCGGCGGTGGAGGCGTTATAACTTATGACGTAGTCGTGGTTCGCTGCCCATTCGTCGGAGGCTATCCTGACGCTAAGCGTGCCGGTTCTGTCCGTCCCGTCAAGAGTAAAGCCCGTGAGCTTCACGAACCACCTCTCGAGCATCGCCGCGGACGCGAACGTCTTGCTCATGACCGCCACCTCGCCGCGGAAGTCCGGGTGGTCTACGCCTATGACGACCACGCCCACGACCTCGCTCCCTTCCTCCATGCCGTCCGATTTGAACGTCCCGGGGGCGATGAAGTGGAGCGCGTGCGAGCCGTCCAGCACGGCCACGCTGCCTGTCCTTGCGGACCTGAGCCCCACCACCACGTTCCTGCCGTCGTACTTGCATTCATTGCCCGCCTTTATGAGGGACACCTGACTCTCGGATGCCCCTTTGGCGGTGTCGGCCTTGTAGGCCGCCTCTGTGTCGTAATATTTTATCATGATATATCCTATTTTTAAGCCTGTTTCCAATCCGCTACGGAATCAGCCCCGACGGCGTAGTACAGCCCGCCGGAAGCCGCGTCCAGATTGATGTAGATCTGCCCGACGAACGCCGGGATGCCGTCCCACGGGAGCCCCTCGGGAAGGTTCCCGGGAGTGTTCGCCTCGGCGGGCACGCCATGCCCGCGCATGACCGCCGGATACCGGCACTTCGTCAGCTCTGACACGTCAAGGGTGCCCACGGTCGCGTCGCCCAGGCGCCCGCGGCTCCCCTCCAGCGCGTCCAGACGGGCTGCGAGGCTCACTATGGCCTCGGCGACCGTGAGGTTCTTGCCGTCGACGTAGAGCTTGACCGCCTTGTTCTCCACGGCGTTCTCCGACGCGTCCGAAAGCTCCGCGTCAGGTGCGACGTTCTTCTGCGCGCCCGTCTCCACGCCGCCGAGCTTGGCCTTGTCTTCCGCCGTGTAATCATTGCTGGACAATCCCTTCCCGTCTACCTTGTCCACCTTGGCGTCGAGGTCGGCGGTCTTGGCGTAACCCTCAAGACTCTGGTGCTCCGTGAGGAACCCGCTGTCGTTCTTAAGCTCGGAGACATTCGTGGGTATCTTCGTCGTGTCCGGCAACGCCCCCACCTCCTTCGCCGTATATGACGGCTTGGTGACGGCCTTCGCCCAGTCCGGCACGGTCGGGTCGGTCTCCGTATATCCCTGCAACGCGGAATCAAGTTTATTCTTGTCCTCGTCTGTGAAGTCGTTCGTGGACAAGCCTTTGCCGTTCTCCTTCGCCACCTTGCCGTCCAGAGCCGTGGTGACGGCCTCCAGATCGGCCGACGCCTTCTCCTTGGTCTGATAGGTTCCCGATGCGTGCTCCTTGGTCTCGAACTTCGCGTCCGCCTCCTCCCTGGAGTACATCCCGAGGTCCGAGGGTTTCTTGTTGCCCTCGAGCGTCACGCCGCCTATCGACGGGCGGTTCTCCAGCAGGTTGTAGTCCGTTATGCCGGAGACCTGCCCGACGCGGAGCGTCCTCGACCTCACGTCCACGGAGATGTTCATGCCCTCCCCCGTGCCGCCCTCCGCTGTGGTTCCGAGCGACGCGTCGCCGCTGTCAGCGACGATCGCGAAAAGATTTCCTTCGAAAATCCTCCCATCCTGACCGTCTCGCTTGAAAAGAATTTCCACGCCATACACCCCTGGCGCAAGTGTGACCCCGGCAAAAGTTGCGGTAACCTCGTCGCCATTGACGGACACGCTTCTTGCGTCGATTCTGTTGAAAGACCGAACGAGTCTCATCCTTAGATCAGTACACCCGTCGAGGTTGAACGCGATGTACGTACCGCTATCCGCGTCATAGATAGACGCCAGGGCTGTAACCGTAAGATCATTTCCTTTGACCATACGGATGTCCGGTAAATTATTATTATTGCATTGTTCCATAACTTTTAATTACTATCTTTGCTCCGTTAAGCGTCCACGGGATGCTACACATCGTTAAGCGTCCACAGGATGCTACACATCGTTAAGCGTCCACAGGATGCTACACCGGAAGCCCTGCGGCCTATCCGGTTTTTTTATTATCAATAAACCAAACCAATCCATATCTCAGATCTCAAATGGCCGCTGCCTTTGGAAAACAACCTCACGTCTATAGGTGCCACGTCCGAATAAATATAGCGCGGCACATCGAGTATATTCATCGTCGTGTTCTCGAGCGTCTTGGAATTGTCCAAAAGAGCCGTGAACGCCGGATTCACATATCTGATCGCAATTCCGAAGCGCTGCCTTATCGTCCGGATTCTTCCGAATCCTCTATCTGAATTAGATTCGGCCGTCCACTGCCCATATGTCCTCCCGAACAGCTCCGCCTGCGTGTGGTTACTGTCGGTCATGAACCGTTTGACGATGAATTCCCGGAGTTCCGACACCTCTATGACCGCCTTTCCTTTCGTTCCTGTCACGGTGAACGCCACGTGATCCGTTATCTTCTTGTCACCGAGTGCCACGAACCAGCCCTTGCGGGCGATGAACAACTTGTCGCCATGATGGTCAGTCCCACGTTTGGTCCTGTTGTAACGTCTGTACCGCATCAAGACAACCTCATAGGCCGTGGATGTCAGCAGCGGGTGTGACACAATTATTCTGTTGACGGCCCCCTGCTCGTTAGGTACCCCCCTCTTCATCTTCAACCGCGGTCTGGCCAGCAACCTCGCACTGTCATCAACCACAGCAGCGGCCTTTGGTATGCCGAAAGAGAACGCGAACTTCTTCGCCGTGTCCGGACCGCTCGCCGTCACCGACGCGGTCGGCGTAATTCCGTCCACAGCCGTCGCCGTTGCCGTCGGCGTGTCGAAGCCGGCGGCAACGCCCGGAGAGCCTGAACCGCCCGAGCCTGAAGACGAGCCTGAACCGCCCGAACCTCCGGAATTCTGACCGTACACGTCCGATGTTGTCAGTTCCGTATATGACAACGCCGCAGCCGGAAGGTTGAGCATCGACAAGTCTATCTCTCCGGAAATGAGGTTGAATGAATATTCCTCAACCAGATAATCCAAGTTATCAGCGGATGAATGGGCCGTCCTGACGAACTCAGGAAGCGTCCATGCGGTGGTTTTGAACATCATGATGCCGGACAACCTCAGCCGTGGAGTGGCTACTGACAACGCGTTGTCAATCGCCATAAAGGCGTTGAAGTCCTGCGCTGTGGCGATGGCCGCCGATGTGAACTTCTTCTCCTGAATTTTATTCAGACGCGCCTGCGCCATATCCGAACCGAATAGGAGAGTCACCTCGTCACCCGCCGTCCTCGCTGAATTATCCAGCACCACACGGGTCGACAAGCCGTCAGGGAAATCACTTACCGCAAGCCTGACATCGGCCAGCCTTGCGGTGGCCGTCCAAACGGTGGAGCCGTCGCCCTCACGGACACATCTCGCGCTGAAGCTACCATATGACGGAACGAACGCCGAGGATCCCACTTTATTAGGGATCGTGAAATTATAGGAATATTCGGCAAATTCAGATGATAATTCCTGCCCAATCGGATAATCATCGCCCGGATATTTGACCAAATAGCCACCGCTTTCATTATAATATATCGTTTCGCTTCCATCAGTTATGGCCAAACCCCACTTCAGCAACGTCTTTCCGACAAAAAAGCCTGAGTTCTTAGCCCTGAACGTCAATGTGTACCGCCTTCCAGCCGCCAGCTTGGTGAAAAGCACTCCTGCGATGCTGTCGATACGCTCCGGCTGCTCCGTCAATGCCCAATACGGTCTTGTCGTCAAATCCACGGTCGCGCCATACTCCGAAGTCCCCCACGTCGGAGTATCCCGAACGGTGATGACATTAGTGCTGTCGAATGTCTTTGACACATTGGCCGCGTGTATCTCCTCGCTTAGCGTCAACTCCTTCCGCGCCGGCTCGATCTCCACCGACAGGTTTCCAAACGGGAACATCTGGCCAGATCCTGCCAATGAGCTCAAACTGATATAGCTTATCCCGCTGTAATTGCTGACATCGGTCTCACGCAAAACCACCCAGCTGAGGGTGCCGGCATCAAGACGTATACAAGCGTGCAGACTTTCCAGAAGGCCGTCAAGGACATCATAATATGTGCTTCCGGCCATATCGTCCAGATTCACCGTCAGATTGATCAAACTCTCACCATCGCCAGACAACGAGCTTATGGCCGTTATATTCGTTATCCCCTGATTGGTCTTGTCGAGCAACAAAAGAAGCAACTCCCTGACCGTCTTGTCGCCCTGCTCCTTAAAATCGAAGTTTTTCAGCTCCGACAAATTGTCTGAAGCCGTAAGTGTTATGTCATACGGCACGTTGACCCACGGAGCCGAGTATAATTCAGGCGTGATAAATCCCCGCCAGACCCGTGCCGCTCCGAACTTGACCTCCACCCTGTACTGAGTTGGGTCGGAAGTGTACAGGTCTGTAAACTCATCCTCAACAAGGCACTCCGCCGCCCATTGCAGCGACGAGCCAAGAATGTGGCCGGACTTCTCCCTCTTCAGGACGGCTTGGCCGCCCACTGCACGGCGGTAAAACGTGCCCGAATAGTCCTTCTTCGCCACGGAGATGGTGACCTCCGGGCCGTTGGCCGCGTCAAAGACAAACCTGTATAATTCGCCGTATGCCATAATCTAAGTTGTATATCTCCTTCGGTTCGCCTCATTATTCAGCACGGCCACCAGCTTAGAACCATCAGCCTGAAGCGTGCCGGTCACGTGAAGGGTCATCTCCCTCTCCCAGCTCCGGTCGCTGGAGCTGTTGTTTGAATATCCTGAACTCGCCACGGAGCTCGCCACATAGGAAGTTCCGGTCGCGCTGTTTATCGCCGCCTGGAGTCCTGCCTTGGCCGCCGCTCCCACCGCAATGAGGGCGGCTCCCGCCGCTATTGCCGTGTAAGGGTTGGTGAGCATAGACTTGAACGCCTCGGAGGCCAGACCGGCGGACACCATAATCTCACCCATCTTGATGGCGGCCTCCGCCAAAGGCGAAAGAAGCGCGCTCATCATCCCCGCTCCGCTGATCTCGTCAAGTCCGACCATACAGTTGGCCAGATACTGCAACGAGTCTGATATTCCGCCCACGATGGCATCGTTCAGCGCCTTGTTGGCGTCATCCGTGGCCTTGACCATCTCGTCAAGGAAGTTGTAATAGCCCTTGAAGCTCTCAGAGAGCTTTGACGGGTCGATCTTGGAGAGAAGTCCGTCCACGGCGTCCGCATCAAACTGCGTTAATTCCTTGAGCCCCTTCAAGGCGGACTCGTTCAAGTCCATCCCGCCCATCAGGCCCTTGCCGTTGTCGGCGCGTCCCATGAGGCCGCCGGACATGGACTTGAGCGGCGCGGCGATGTTGTCCATGGACATCTTCTCACGCATCTCCATCGCCTTCTCCATCTCACCGTTGAACTTGGCGATCTCGGCCGTTCCGGCCTCGACGGCCTTGTTGACCTTGTCTTTCCACGCCTTGGCTGTCGCCGCCGCGCTGTTGGCGATCTCGTTCTGCAGACTGGTCATCTCGCGAAGCTTCTGGTTGAGCTCCCTGGACGTGTCCTTGATCGCCGCGTAGGCATTCCGCTGCCTGTCCATATCCTCGACGGAACTGCTCGCAAGGTCATTCTGCGCCTTGATGTTGTCGGCAAGTTTCGTCTGCATCGCTATCTGCTCGCCGCTTATCGTCTTCTGCAATGCCATGGCGGCCGCCACGGCATCCAGCCGCTCCTTTGTCGTCTTTGATTTGTCGGAGGCGGTGAGCATCAGGGCCGCCACTTCAGCCAGCCCATCCTTCCACTCGATGGTCTTGTCCTTCATCGCCTCTGTGGTGTCGAATATCTCCTTTGCATAGACTTCGGCTTTGTCGGCCACCTTCTCCGCTGCATCCATTGCGGCCAGTACCTGCGATATATTTCGCATAGACTGCCTATCGCCGCCGAATATCTGCCCGCTCAAAAACGCTCCACCAGCGGCTTTTGCCTGAGTCCACCACTTAGACCACTTATCTTGCGCAGACGCGGTCCATTTTCCAACCCCAGACATATCACCAGCGGCTTGGGCGAATGTGCTTTTCCACGCATCGGTCTGTAAGGTTTGTGCAGTTCCCTCAACCGTGTTGCGATAGCGTTCTGCTTCTTCATTTAAGACCTTGAAAGCAGCGGTCAAACCAGTTAGCGCAATTCCCCCTATCGCTCCGGCGGCCACACCGGCGCCCAGCGCGATCTTCTGGAAGGCGGTCTCGCCCTGGGCCGAGAACCCCTTCATCAAGCCCGCCACGTTCTTGATCTTGGAGCCGACCTCCGTTATGGCACCAATCGGGATGCCCAACGAGTCCTCCACTTCGGCGGACATCTGCCCCACCGTCTTAGAAAACTCCTGAGTTGATCTCTTGGCCGCGGCCATCTCCTTCTTGAACCCGGAGGCGTCCGCGTCAACGCTGACTTTCAGTTTTTTGCTTGCCATATCACCAGCCTTGCTTTTTTACTATATCCAACAGGCGACCGATAGACCGCTCCTTCTGCTCCGTAGACAACTTCTGCGTTTTCGATACCTTCACAACATCCCACGGCATCGGCCAGAAGTCAGCAGGGTCCCTAATCTGATCCTTCCTTCTGAGTTGGACGTTGAACAGCCTCAACGCCGCGCCCCTCGCCAGCTCCCCCAGATGCCGTGCGTTCGCCTCCTCCTTTCGTCCGTAGGCCCTGACCGCCTCCCAGAACTCACCAACGGGCATGTCATAGAACTCCGCCCGCGTCATTCCCAGAAGGCCGAAAGCGACAGCTCCTTGAAGATGGCCGCCACCGCTGCGGGCACCTCGACCAACGACTCCGGAGAGGCTCCGACATCATCTGGGGTTATCCTCTCATCCTTCCCGGCCTGGCGCAGCCCCTCGTTCACGCACGCGGCCACAAGAGCCGTACAGTCGGATGGGGACAGCCTGTCGATATTGACCAGGCCGTCTATGGTGTCACGCCCCACATAGCCCAGATAGGCCGCCACGGCGTTGAAGTTCGCCGCCGCCGGATAAATCCGGCCATTCACCTTCACATCAACCATGGCTAAGCGCTTTTTGTCATGGCTCCGGACACCTTGAAGTTCATCGTCCAGCTCGCGGTGTCCTCTGAGTTGGAGCTCTCGGTGTAGCCCGTGCATACGCAGTTTCCCGTGTATGAATTGCCGCCGGCGCAGGAATACACGAACGGGATGACAGCCGCGGAACCGGTCTTCAACGCCATCTCAATAAGGTCGTCGCGGCCCAATTTTGACGTTGCCCCCGTCACCGATACCTCAACCATGCCCTGAGCCGCGAAAGTCACCTCCTGACCGATGACCATTGACTGCTTGTTGCCCTGGTCATCCTTGGTGATGCTCTCCTTCGTTGTCGGGGTGATCGTCAGGTCATCCTGAGTGCGCCCCGCGAGCGTCTTATTGTTCAACTTGAACGCTATGTTGTAACCTTCTACCATAATTTTGAATATTTCTAATTATATTGCGTTATCTGAAACCTGACCTCGCTCCGCCACACGCCCTCGACGCAGGTGTCAGCCCTTGACACGGTGAACGTCCTGAACGTCTCATTATTCATCGCGGCGAGCACGGCGGCCTCTATCTTTTCAGCCAGCGGCCTCGTGTCTCCGAAACTCTTGCCGTAGACCGTGACCGGAACATTCGAGACTATCTTATAGACTCCATCCTTCGTGCGGTAATATTCATGCGAATGCTCGTACACCGCGTAAGGGTAAACGCCGGTCTCGGCCTCGTACAATGAAATCGGGGCAATCCCCTTGACCGCCGCCACAAGCGTCCTGCCTATCTTGTCGTCAAAGTTTGTCGATGTCATAGCCCTGCTTTTTCAAGGAATCATTAAATTCGGTCATGAACACATTCTCCCACCCCTCGGCTGCCTCCTCGAAGAATCCGGTCGGATACTGACCCATGTCGTTGCGCCTCAAACGCCCGTTGGCTGAGTCCTTGCTCTTGACCGGATAGTCGAACTTGTGGTCTGGATCGCGCCTCGCCAAAGTGCCGTAATCCGCCCAATATGCCTTGAACCAGTCGCTGACCTTCTTCCCGTTCGGCTGGTGTCCCTGCGCCTCGTGCCCGTTGTACAGACCCATATCGGCATAGAAGTCACCACCCCTCGACATCTTGGCCTTCGACTTCACCAGCTTCTTCCAGCGTGCCGGAATCTGACGCTTGAACTTGGCCGCCACCTTGCGTCCCGCTGATGCCATCGCCTTCTTCCCCGCCTTCTGGAGCTCCTTGGGAGCCCCGTCAAACATACGGAGAACATCCTCGACACCGTCTATCCTTATCGCCTTTGCCATATCACTCTATCGACCTGACAGACAATTTGCATACAGGAGAAAGCCGCGACACTAGGTCTATCCCCTCAATGGCGTAAGGGACACCGCCAATGATGACGCGCCACCTCGTTGTCAACTCGGACACCTTCCACAGGGTCAGGGTCAAAGCTTGACCCTGCTCCAGGTTGCCGTTGTCTATCACCTCGTCGATGTCGCGCTCAACCTTGGCGAACGCCTCGCGCACGCACTGCCAGTTGTAGATCTTCTCGCCGGTGTCGCCGGTGGTGATCTCGCAGCGTTGCAGCCGCACCTTCGTGTCAAAGTCGCCTATGCCCCAATTCTCCATAACTACAGCTCATAATTGCGGTAAGGCCGCAGAAGCGCGGCGGATGCCTTTGGAAGCGTCTCCACGCTGTCCAGCGGATTACTGAAAAGCGATGATGCGATCAGGAGGATGGCGTTCATCAGGTCATCCGGCACCTGTTCCATGCCGGAAGTCCAGACGACCTCCGCCTCATCGCCCGTCATAGACGGGTCAAAGCGCACTGAGGACACCGACCGCAACGCGGTCCAGCCTTCTGAAAGAGGGACCCCGTCCACCGCCACGGACTCCACCGCCAGAAGCGGGGAATCCAGGCGGATTTCGGGTGAAAAAGGGAATATGTCGGAGAAACGAGACCTGAAGACGACACGCCCTATCTGGTGCTCGGCGGAGCGCACGGCGGCGCAAAGCTTCTGCCGCAGCTCGTCGTCCAGATCGCAGGAGGTGAGTCTCAGATGGCTTTTCAGCCTTTCGAGCCCCTCCCAAAGCATATCATCGTCAAAATCCCGTCTCATCTATTTTAGTCGGTCGTTATGTCCACGATGGCCGCGAAGCTCTTAGGCTCGACAACCTTGATATCATTCCATGCGTTCAGGGTGAGATAGATCTCACCGTTGCGCGCTCCGGTGTACGGGTCGACAACGATGTCTATTCCACCCCACTGGCCGATATAGAGATCCTGGAAGTTACCGAAGATGAGCGCTGAGCACTTGGACGCGGCCGTTCCCTTGGTCAAAGTTGACGGAACGAGATTCGTCCAATCAAAAGGATAGCCGTTCAGGGTCTTAGGCGCCTCATTTGACAGCAGGAAGCGCGCGGTGCCCGCCGCCATCTCTGTGACCTTCAACGCACCGTTAACCTTCGCGTTGGAAAGATAGGCCATCCTGCCGCGGTTGGCGTTCTTGGAGTTAACCTCGGTCTCCAGAGCAACGACATTCTTCCACGTTAGCGCGCCACCGTTCGTGCCAATAGCCACACTTCCGATGCCGGAGGTGTTCAGGATTCCGGTAGGCTCCCCGTCACTTCCGGAGCCGTTGATGGCCGCCTTCTCCAGAAGGTCGGCGTGCGCGTCGGTGATCTTGTTTAACAAATCGGCCTCTACGTCAAAGGAGGTCTGCCTGAGCAGGTCCTTTGTCGTGGCCACGGACACGGATGACCTGTGCGGGGTCATGGTCAATTTGGAATAGGTCACCTTCTTGAGCTCGTTCTTGTCAGCCTCGCCTTCCCATGCGGCCTGAACCGCAGAAGAGCTGATGGCCGTGAACGTCCCCACGAGGTCGGTCAGCACGGTCGCTCCCAGACCGGCCACGACCAGTTTGTCCCTGAGGATGTCAAGGTAGCGCCTTTCGCCCTCCTCGGTGAGATTGCCGCCATCCGCGGCAGTCGTGTAGTTCTGGCCGCTGGCGGCGCGAAGATAAGCGGACGGGATGACGTGCCCCTGACGGACCAGTCCCAGACGCTCATACTCTTTCGCTCCCATCTCGTCAACCTCTTTCTCGATGCCCTCCAGATTGCCGGAAACAATCCCGGCTATGTAACGCACCAACGAGAACGGCCTTCCGGCCACCCTCTGCCTTCTGTCAAGCTCCCTGTCGGCAGCCTGCTGCGCGGCGGCCTCCACGGCCTCCGCCTGTTCCAACTCAAGCATCAGAGCCTTGAGCTCCTCGATCCCTTTCTTGAGGGCCTCGGCGTTCTCAGGGCTGTTCTGAATGCCCTTGACCTCCGCGGCCTTGGCCGCGAGATCCCTTCTGATTTCCGCTATTTTTCTCATGATGAAAAGAATATATTAAAGCAGAGCTGCCTCTGCCATTGTCAACTGTCTTTCAACCTCAACGCCCAGCGACGAAAGTTCCGCGCCTTGTGTCTCGTCTTTTTCTTCCTGCCTTCTAAGCTCGGCCATTTCCTCATCACTCGCCTCGATTGACTTTTTCAAAGCATTCGGGTTGGCGGGAATATTCACAACCGACACCTCGAGCAACTCCTGACCGGCATAGTAGTAAGTCGGGTTCTTTCCGTCCAGAGCCTCCTCGCCCTTTCCCCAGCTGCCCTTGCCCTTCGGAAGGAAACCCACCGACACGGCCTTCAGGCTGCCGAACAGAAGCTTGTTGTAGATCTTGTCGGCGAGCTCGTTTATCTCCTTAGGCTCAAAGTCCACATCCACGTACAGCTTGCCGTCCTTGGTGTACGCCCGCCCCTTTCCTATGACGTTATCGGGGTTCTCCGTGTCATCCCATCCGCCATAGACCTTGTGCTGATAGCCTATGATTCCGTTCTTGTTGAACCGGTCAAGCGACCACCCATCCTGATTGAGGACAGTCCCGTGCGAGTCCCTCGTGGAGTCCGACGCCACGAATGTGATCCGTCTTGAATCCTGCTTTTTCGCCTCAACCACGGCATCGTCCGCCGTCCTGAAAAATATCTTATCCATTGTCGTCTGTGTTTTCTTCATTTTCCTTACCCACCACGCCCGAATTGAGCGGATAAAGCATGTCATCAAGGCCGTCCTTGTGCTGTAAGCCCTCAAGCGCCCTGACCTCATTCCTCGACATATAGCCGTCAAGGATGGCGTTATGGTAGTAACTCGACCGCGCGGCCGTGTCGCCACGCAACAGGCCGCCAAGACCGAACTCGACGTCATAGAGCCCCACCTCGTCCGTAAAGAACATCTTGGTCCTCAACTCGACCTCCAGCCGCTTGATGATCGGCCGCAGCGTATATTCCACGAACTGGATCGTCTGATGCTCGATGTTGCTGAACGTGGCGTGCGAAAGTTCCGCTATCATGTGCGGCGGAATGTTAAGTATCCGCGCCACGTCTTGAATGGAAAGGGTTTCGCTCTGGATCAGCTGAGCAGCCACCGGATTGACCGAAAGTTGCTTGTATTTTATGCCATATTCCAAAAGCGGGGTGCCGAAATTACCCTCCGACGCCGCCTTGAAGTGCTCTATGAACTTGTTATATGCGTCATCTCCAAGGTTGCCGTCAGTCTCCAGAACCGCACGGATGTTTCCCTTGCGCGTGTAGAACTCGCTTCCGAACTTCTCGGTGGCCAGATTCTTTCCCAAAGCGATGGCGTTGTAAATCACCGGATTGACACCCGTAAGCCCGTCAAGGGTCAGAAGCATGAAGTGCAGCACATCATCTCCGCTGTAAGTGCCGTTAAGCCACGAGAGCCCCGGATCGGGGATGATGACGCGATACCACCTCCTGCCTTCCGAAAGCGTGGCCGTGACGTAGGACGGGTGTACCTGATGGATCGAAACCGGACGTCCGTCCGCACCCCTTCGGATGACAGCGTAGGCGTTGCCCCATCCCTCCAGCCACGTGGTCATGCAGTTCCAGAAGTCGAACGTGTTTGTGTAATCATTCGGCTTGACAGCGACAAGCCTGTAGGCCGGATGGCCATCAGCCGAAGCCAGCCCTTTGTCCGTCTTCTTGCGGACGGAGCGCGGCAAAGACGCGATATTCTCGGAGATCAGGCGAATACCGGCATAGAACGCCGTTATCTTCATCGCCGTGGAGTTGCTGACCGGCTGGCCGTAGTCCACAGGAGGCGGCACAATGACACTGCCGGACGGGGCGACGGTCACAGACCGCCTCCTCGCGCCTCCGAATATGCTGCTGAATATCGACATCGCCCGCAAGATAGCAAGCGGACGCGGTTAAAATGTGGAAAATTCTACCAAAGTGAAAGCCTATCTGCGATATTCCCTGGAATGCCTGAAAGTGTCATACGACACGAAGCGCGGCTCCCCGAACTCGGCCACGAACAGACCGTTCAGGAAATCGAACACCTCGCGCCTCGAAGTCGTCTGTTTCACAGCCCGGCGGCGGCGCAGCTCCGCCCAGAACTCCTTGGCGAAGCCGTCTCTCGTGACCATCCGCCAGACCCTTTCGTCAATCTCTCTCATATCACCCTTAAATCGTGGTTTGAATATATTATTTTGCTTTCCTGCCCCGCCGTTTCGTTCAACCATCCTCCTATCGCGTCCACGGTAGCCACAACCCCGTCAATCTTGTTCCTCGACCTTGCCTTGTCAAGCTTTATATTTGCGTTCGGATCCCGGTACACCACAACGTTTCGGAACATCCACCGGATGACTGGATTTCCCAAGAGATCCAGCTCGTGACGCAAGACCGCAGCCTCCAGCCACTTTGTCGGCACGGACATATAGCGGATGTTCTGCTGATACTCCATCAGGCGGTCGCAATACCGCCCGAACTTCGGCAGTATGTTCCAGATAGCCCACGGGTCATAAGCTATCTTTTTGACATCATACAAGTCCATCCAAGAGATCAGCGTCTGAATGTACCAGTCCTCGTCCAACGTCTTGCCGGGCGTGACGACAAGCCAGCCCTGGTCCCTCCACTGCCGGTAGTCCACACGGTCGGACATCTCGGCCACCTTGGACTCCGGAACGCAGAAAAGATAACGCACGGCCTTGAAGGACGGGAACCAGAAGGCCGCCGCCGTGATGTCATTCTTTGAAGCTAGATCCAATCCCACATAGCACTCCTTCCCGAGAAGGACGGACGGGTCAAGCCCCTTGCCGTTGGCGGTCACATCATCATCGCTTATCCAGACCTCCGGAGCGTCCACCCACATATTCAGGTTCTTCGTACAGAAGGCCGCAAGAGTGCTTCCGCCCTTCTTCTTCGCCTCCTGAAACTCGTTCTCCATATACTCCGGGTAAAGAGACACCCCGTAATTCGGATTCACCTTGCGCCAGACCTCCGGATCGTCCCATCTGTCACCATCGTCTGGCTCAAAGAGCATTATGAAGTGGTTGTCCTTCTCCTGGACCCCGCTCATCACGTCCCTGAGAAACTCCAGATCTCGGAAATACGGATAACTGGTGTCCACGCCAGCCGTGGATATAGAGAACACAAGCGGCTGCCTCCTCGAGCCGATACCCGTCTTGATTACATCATAGATCTCGTTAGTCTTCCATGCGTGCCGCTCATCGCAGATGGCGGCCTGCGGGTTCAAGCCGTCCTTGTTCTTAGTGTCCTTTGTCAGCGGCTTGAATGATGACGCAGTCGGGATGCTGGTGATGCTCCCGCGGTACACATCGGCGATCTCCGACAATCCGCTGTGACGAAGTAATTCCTTCGCCGTGTCGAAGCATATCTTGGCCTGTTCCTTGTCGACGGCGGCGGCGTACACCTCGGCGGCCGGCTCTCCGTCAAAAAGAAGCATATAAAGGGCGATTATGGCCGCGAATGTGGTCTTGCCGTTCTTTCTTGGCACATATACATCGGCGTACTGATAGCGGCGGCGCTTGGTCGCCGAACGATACCAGCCGAACACATTCGCAGCCACAAAGAGCTGCCAGTCCTCCAGCCTTATGCCCTTTCCCGCAAATTCCCCCTTGAAATGCTTCAACGTCTGAGCGAAACGGACGAAACGCAGGAATTTAGACTCGTCAAAGTACAGATCAGCCCTTTTCTTGTCATTCTCGTACCTCTCACAGGCGAGCCGCACCATCCGGCAGGACGGAACAGCCCCGGACACTATGTCCGCGGCATACCGATCCACCCTTTCCAGATACCTACTGCTCATCAGGCTCACCTCCCCCCATTATCAGGTTGATGATCTTGGCGGACGGGTCCTCGCCCTCGACCCTCGCCTTTATCCTCTGGCGGTCAACCGGCGAAAGCCCGAAGTTCGACCCGATCTTGGCAACGTGGTTGAAAAATCTGTCCATATGCCGTACGGACGGGTTCTCGACGGTGCCGCACACATTGCCGGCCTCGTCGCGCTTGACAGTATACATCCCGTTCTTCTCGACATCCGCCGCCGCCGTCATATACATATCGAACTCCTTAGCGAACATCACCAGCTCCGGGAGGTACGCCTGCTCCAGAATCCCCAGCGGTATGAGCTGTCGGCAGACCGACAGATATATCTTCCTTTGCCGCTCCGTCAGAAGCCTGTAAGACATCGTCCCGCACGCGGCCTGGATGCTGCCGACCTTCCGGCCTTCCAGATCACCGTCATTCTTGCGCCTGCAAGCCTGATAAGTGCCCTTTAACTTAGCGAGTTGCGCTGGCTGTTTTTTGCGTCCGCTTCCATTACCTCCCATAACTATTTGAGTTTTTGCGCATTCAAAACCCCTTGGCGATTTTCAGCACTCGCGTCTTCGAAACTGGAGGTGTGGTCTTGGAAAGGATCGGCTGAGAGATTCGAAGCCCCCTCCCCCTTCCGGCGCAAGGCGGCTGCCACGCCAGGCGCACCCTTGACGCGCCCGTCATAGGCTCTCCCGTGCGTCCTACGCCACTCTGATATAATCACTTTATCCCGATTACCTTTAGCGATGTTGCAATCAGCACAGAGGCTCTGAAGGTTGCTCTCATCGAAGAAGTCACGACACACCGGGAACGGCGTGATATGGTCAACGACCTCGGCCTCCTTCAACCTTCCGTTCCTCGCGCACTCCGCGCAAAGCGGGTGCGACTGCCTGAACGCCCTGCTCAGTCTCGTCCACCTATAGGTGTGATACAAGTCACTTGACCTCTTACGCTGATAGCCACCGCAATCAGCGTCCTTGCGCTCATTTGACTCCCAAGCCAGCACCATCATCTGTCCTCCCTGTTGAATGTGACAATCTTATCGAAGTAATCCTTATAGAACAGATAAAGGCCGCGGTCTATCGACAAGCTCGCCTGTTCCGTCCTTGGATTGGTGTCGAAGTTCGCGGATGTCTGCAAACCGAAAGCGAACTTGTCACCGACACCGGCGATGATCTTGGAGTGGTTCCTGAATATGGCTATACGCCCGCGGTCGGGGTGGGCGGCATACCATTCATGCAGCTGATTCCACACCGCCGCGTAACTTCCTTTGAATATCTCACCGACATACAGATCCATCCTCCCGATACTCCCATCCTCCAGCCACGTGATGATCTGGAAAGCGTCACCGGCTGACATACACCAAGTGGAAAGGATGCAATGCGTCAACCTTTGAGACCTCAACAAAGCCTTCAAATAAGACATGCCGTCAATATCACCCGCGGTCAGGAAGTTGTAACAGTGCCCAACCTTGAAGTCGAAAGTTCCGAACAGATCCAGCAGCTTAACCTCTGAGTATGCGCGGCGATACAGATACTCCGGCGTAAACTCGTACATCGCCGCACGTTCACGCCGCTTGGGTTGCTCGTCCTCAACATCAACGCGCTCAACCCTGCGTGCGCTCCAGTCGTTGTCGTTAGAGAACAGACTGATCTCTTTCGTCTTATCATTCATAGCCTGAAGAATCTAATTAAACCGACCGAACACCAGCATCGCCGCATCCCTCGAATGCTCGGTAGTCCTTCCGTTGTAGCCGGTCACGGCGGCGAAACTGTCACGCGTCCACTTTGTCGCCCCCTTCAACGGGGCCACCAACTGGAACGGAATATTCATTCTTGAAAGGAAGTCCTCCCAGATCTTGGCGTCCCTCTTTACAGAACCGGCGCCAAGCCGCCGCGCCATCTCCTTGCGTACATCGTGCGTGTCCGGCACCCATTTTCTCAACCTCGCATCCTCAACGACGACGCAGATGTCCTGATATTCCGCCACAAGACCAAGCACACGGAATATAGCCTCATCTATCGTCACAGTGTCCAGCGAAAGCAGCTCCCTCTTCTTTGAGTCCCACACGGCCATCCCTGTGTTGACCCCCGTGTCTATACCAACCCAAATCATAGCCTACCAGTTGTCCTCATCGTTTTTCCTCTCCTCTTTCTTCTGGTTGACCTGCCACGGCTGTAGTGAGCCGATGAACGGAAGGTTGCGGACCTGCGTCTCGCTCATCCGCTCGAAGTACTCCCTGGAGACCTGCGGCTTGATATAATGACTTGAATTGAAGCTCTGGTTCGCGCTCTCGTAGGCGGTAGCCAGAAGCTGGACGTGCGCCAGCGGCTTCGACGTCATCGCACCGAGGCCGTGGTCAAATTTCTTATACTCATCAATCACAGTCCCGCGCTCGTTGTCGATAGGGATGACGATACAGCGGCGTGTCGCAGTCTCTCCCTTGATGTCCATGATTTTCGCGCCTGGAATCTTGTCCAGCTCGATCTTGATGTTAAAATTTCCCATATTCTACCTTTTGACAATAATTTCAAATAAAAATCGGTCTCCGCCCTTAGGGTTGATTCGGTCTTTTGATATTTTTACCTCTCTCTTTGCGTGTCAACCGTATCGAAGTCGCATACGACATAAACCTCCTCGCCATAGAGCCTAAGCCCTTTGTTGCGCCCGCATCCGAGGCAGTTGCCTGAGCATTCACAAGGCGAACAATACGGGGATATCTCCGCTATTTGTCTTTCCACCATAACTCTAAACTTTAAGATTTTTCGCCTGTTCGCTCAACCCCACAAGGCGCAGTGCGTGCTGCAACTCGTGGACGTATTTGATATATATGCGAAAGCAGTCAGGCACTTCGGTAATCTCGAAATGCCAAATACCGGTTTTATCCTCACTGAAGTACCACTCGACATACTTTCTATCATCTTGCTCGCAAGCATTGTCAAATATTGCTTCTGTCAATGGCACAGGCTTGACATCCTCCTCCTTAAACGTCTCTATCGTCTTCAAGGGTGACATTATGCCGATAGGCTCATCATCTTTGAGACTCAACGACACAACCCTCACAGGGTCTCCGAGGCAAATCACCCAGTCGCCAATCTGTAATTCCGAAACTTTCATGATTATTCCTCCCATTCAATCTTGCAAACGGACACAAAATAATTATTTGTGTTCTCCAAGGCCTCTTCTTTTGAATTGTATACTTCTCCATCTGAAGCAATACCGTGGTTGTATCTACAAATGTTCACCCAGCCCTCTTGCTTTTCCGGAGCGAAGAAAAGGTCAAGATTAGTCAGCATCGACGAATGTTTCCCGTTTTCCAAGTAAGTGTTTATATCGCAATTGTTACCAATTAGCGCAACAATTGGATATATGCTATTTCTGTCAGTGCAGAGTATTCGCACATTCAGACCATTTCTTGTAACAACCTTTCTGTTAGGATTTTTGAGGTATTCCTTAACTCCGGCTCGAACACCTTGCGGAGCCACTGAACCGAGCCGTCTTTCAGCGACCTCCTGAACTCGATGTCGGTCTCCCGGTGTGTGCCTATGACGTGCCAGTGCTTGTACTTGGCGCGTTGGCACTCCACCGTGTAGCCGATTCTCGCATAATACCTGACCCTCGCCTTGACCATACTTCAGTCCTTGTCTTCGGATGTCCATAGTCGGAAGCAGCACCACCAGAACAGGGAGACGGCGGCGAACTCCAAAAAAGTTCTCAATCATCGCCCCCGTCCTCCTTCTCCTTGAAAGCGTCGCTCGGCTCGATGTAGAGCCTCTTCTCCGCGTAGCGCAGCCTCCGCCAAAGGTGGCTTATCTGCTTGGTCTTCTGCTGGAACTCCAGGCGGTCAACGGACAGGCGGTCGTCCGTGTCACGGCACAGCCATTCTATGCGATCCCACATCTTGTCAAGTTCCTCCTTGGTCTTCGACTTCCTCTCCTTATAGTCAATGAGCATCTTTATTACAGCCACCGACGCAAGAAGTACGAATATTGTCACAATTATCCCTGCCAAATCTACAATGTCCATAGCCTAATCATTTTCATTGTTCTCGCTCAATCTCCTGACGGCCTCCATGTCACGAACAGCCCCACGGCCCCCTTTGCTCCGAACATCCAGTCGTCTGCCGACCTCACCGGCTCGGACGGGGCGGACGAAAGCCGCGCCGCCTTGGAGCCGGCCCCCCTCCAGTGCGACTTGGACGCGCAGCTACAGCTGGTGGACTTCCCTATCCTCAGCGATCTGGCGAACACCACGCGTTCCGTTCCGCAGTCACACCTGCAATGGCAAGCCGTGAGGGCGCGGGTGGTTGTCTTCTTTCTCGTCATTCCCAAAACTGTCCACAGACCGAACCTCTGCCCGGTCATGTCACCGAATTCCTTACGCTTCTCCATATCCTACTGCATTTTGAAGAATCTTATCAAAGCCTCCGCGTCGAACCCCGGCACGGCCTTGAAGTTGGCGATGGCCTTGTGAACCCTCGCGCCAACTTGTCGATCTCGCTCTTCTGCGCCGTTATCTCCAACGCGGCGAGAAGGGTCGGCAGACTGAAATTGCCGAACCGCTCAGAAGAGAAGCCGGTCGCGAACAACGCCGCCGGACTCCCCGCCTTGGCCAGCCCGGCCGTGGCCGCCACATTGTCTTTCAATTTCAAAGCCTCGATCTCGGTGACGGTATCCGCCTTCCATTTTCGTCTGCTCTCGTCTTCCAGCAACGCCTTGTTGTCGTACTTCGGGTAAATGAGGGCCTTCTGGCCGTTCAGAAGACTGATCTCTATTCCCTCGATACATTCGAGCCTGTTCTGGCCCTCGCATCCCTCCTTGTAAATGATCTTTGCCATTTTTTTTTGTTATAATTTCATACCGTAAACATTGGCGACCTTCTTGATGACATCACGACCATAATCGTCCTTGGTCTGCTCAAAGAATGTACGCAATGTGATGCTGTCGGTCGGCTTGTAGCCGTGCTCCTCGCACCAGTTGCGTCTTCCAAATTCGCAGGAGCCAGTGAGGATGTGATGCCACCGGTACAGATCGGAATATTCGTCATCCAAGGACGGGTGCATATTCACAAACTCAGCTATCCTCTCGCCAAGCGGACGGTTCTCTTTCCACTTGGCATACACAGCCTTGACGGCATCGCGCAGCGTGTCACCGTGGGCGAAGAAGTTGCCGCGCTTGGCGATCCAGCAGTCTTTCAGCGTCAAGTCCTTTTGAAGCACCGCGCCTTTCGCCACGTTGCAGCGGACGGCATAGATGAGAGTTGGAACATTATCAACATCATAGACCTTGCGGCCGTTGAACTCATTGATGCCGTAACCGTCACCGGAACCGTCACCGGAACCGTCACCGTAACCGGAACCGGAACCGTCACCGTAACCGGAACCGTCACCGTCACCGTCACCGTCACCGTAACCGGAACCGGAACCGTCACCGTAACCGGAACCGGAACTTACGGCCAGAAACCGCTCAATATCTTTCCCTATCGCTTCCATTCCTTCTTCGCTTCGATGTTCTCTATCGCCTTGCTGGTGCAAGGAATAATCTGAATGGCGTTCGCAGCCACCAACTCAGGCACGGCCACGGTTATCTTGCTGTCGTCGTTGCAACCGTCCTGTGAAAGCTGCTCAACAGCAGCGGCACCATCCCAGTACCACACCTTACGGGCATTAGCCAGACGCACGTTCAGCCCGTTGGCATAGCTGCTTACTTCCTTGACCTCACCGAAGAACACCCCGGCACCATAGCATCTTACGATGCACTTCTTTCCGATGTAACTTTTCATCATTTTAGAATCATTAAAAATTAAACAATAAACTTGATGCTGAGCGCGGACTCGAACCGACCTTTGTCAAAATCATCGAAACACTGTGTTTTTGGTATAGCTACGTATTCCCTTCGTCCCCGTGGACGCTTTTTCTCAGCATTGTTCGCGACTCACGCCGCTACTGGTTGGAAGGTAACTCCTGGGCCACCTTGGTTGCTTGCGAGCTTTGGGGGATGGGAAGGAATCGAACCTTCTGGCCGCAGCCAACCCGATGCTCCATCCCCTTTTCCGTCGGTTTTCTCAGGACCTCAAGAAAGTCTGCCAAGACTTTGAGCGGCTCCCCGGAACGGACTCGAACCGCACTGCCGTCCTACGTTTATGATCCTGCCGGAAGCGTCCCAATTCCGGCCTTCGGGGAGTTTACCTCTGACGGACTTCACAGCCGGCCTTCGGAGAAAAACCACATAATTAATAACACTAAAACTAATAACCTATGAGCCGCGATAAGACCCGCGCGGCACGGGGTTGCTTCATACTTGCTTCGTTATTTCTCTTTCTTTGGCCGTTTCCTCGCCCTCTCACGAATTTTAATCCGCAAAACAAGGGTTTTCCAATCCCGGTCCACAAAACACCGCCAAAACGCCTTATTTCGCCTTGCCGTCCTCAACCGGCCTTATCCACCAGTCATTGAGCGTCCTCCCGACCTCTATCCGCCCCGCTCTCCTCAGCTCCGCGATGGACTCCAGAAGAGCCTTCTCCGTCATCCCTTTGCCTTTCGCCCACCTTTTCAGGTTCAGAAGGGTCTCGTGGCATGGCAGCGCGTTCCTCGACCTCAACACGGCCACACGCCGCCTTATCTCCTCAAGAACCATTTCCGCTCACCCTCATATCGTCACCCACAAGCTCCACGTAGTTGCACATACTGTGCAGCCTCGACCACACCCTGTCGCCGTAGATCTTCCTGATGGAGGCAAGGCTGTAGTTGCTCGTGATGATGGTGAACCGCCCCGGCGTGTCGCCCCTCAGCTCAAGAAACTCCCGCATCACCTCATGGCGATTGCCCATATACAGCGTCTCCCTAGGCTCGGAGCCCAAGTCCTGTATGCTCACCACCTTCATCGACTGGAAGAACGACAAAGAGCCCTGCTGGGCGTAATGGTCGCAGATCATAGCCGCCGTGGAGTCCGTCCACCTCATAAGGTTCGATTCGTTGCCCCAAGCGAACCTCGCGGCCATCTGGGAGGCCATCGTCTGGACTATCCTCACAGCCGTCGTCTTGCCGCTCCCCGGGTTGCCCGCCACGAACAGTCCTTTGCACGGATCGCCTTCAACCTCAACGCCCGTATCCGGGTCATTGCACCTGAACGGAAGGTTCGCCGCCCACGCCGCCAGAGCCGCGTAAGCCTTGGCGCGCCCTTCCGTCACCCTGAACCCCGGAACCATAGCCCGCGCCACCCCATCGAAGAGCCACCACGCGGCCTCGAACGAGAAGCCCGAGTCGCTCCGCCTTATCTCCGGGAACTGCCCAGCCGCCTTGAGGTCGGCCACAATCTTGTCGATGTACTGCTTCGTTATCATAACTCTTGACTTGAAATCCTTGAATATCTCTGAATATGTCCTTGCCGCTTCTTGAATACGCCGCTAAAAGTCACCCCGGTTCTTCCAGTCCGAAGTCGCGTCCTTGAATTGGCTCTCGCTGTTCCCCGCCGTCTTGGCCGCGGCCCTCGAAGCGTCGATGTCGATCCAGAGCTTCGCCTTTGCGTACAGTGAGAAGTACGGGTCGCCCTCCGCCCTTATCGCCTCGCTCCCCGCTATCCTGTCCCTGCTGAAGCCCACCGCCTCCCTCTCCATGCTCGACACATAGAACAGGCCGACCTCATCTTTGGAGGGTACCGGGGGGCTGGGGGGCTGGGGGGTGGCCTGAGGCGGTCTCTCAGAGCCGCCCTCGTGCGTGCACACGTGCGCGTCACACGCGCTTGTGATGTTTTTTTTATTATCTTTTCTTATAGGGATAGGGGGTGTGGGGGAAAGGGGTGTCATTTTGACACCACTTTGCGCTATTTTGACACTGGTGTCGTTTTGACACTGGTGTCGTTTTGACACCACCTCCAAGTTAAGGGAATATTCATTCTGCTCGCCAGCCTTGCGCCCTACGGTCAAAAGCCCCATTTTCTCGAGTTTTGAAAGTACACGAATAGCATTGCGCTTATTTACGCAGCACCTTCTCTGGAAATACGGCAGCGACGCGTGGCATGTGTGCATCCCGTCCTGCGTGAACCCGTAGATGACCGCCACCGCGATCACCTCGGACAGGTTCAGCCCCAGGTCGAACATCCAGTCCTGAATCAGGACAAAAGGTCTGATCTCAGCCATAGCCCTACCTCCTCAACCTCAACGGCAATTCATAGCCTAATTCCTCAACCTTCTCCCTCACAGGCGGCAGAAGCCAAGAGCACACGAAGAGCACCGCAAGGGCGGCCCCCTTGATGAGGAGAGTAAGCCACACCTTGCACGTATCCGTCACGTCCGTCACCAGGACGCAGAGGCTCGCAAGAGCCAGAAGGGCGGCCACGACATAGGCCGCGTTGATGATTCCCTTTTTCATGTCCGTTGTTTTTTTATTCCTCGTTGACGCTTGTCCCCGTTGTCTTTCCAGCCGCCAGTGCCGCGCCTATCTCATCGAGAACCACGGTCAGATCCTCCCCGTCCGCGCAATCACGGAGGCTCTCCATCATCAGCCGGGCGATAATAAGCGCCTTCCTGTACCTGAGGAACTCGTCCGTGAATCCCGCATAGCGTTCCTTCAACCTCTCCTCCTTCACCTCGCGGGCGGTGAGCCGCGCCTCCAGAATCTTGATCCGGTCGTGCAGCAGCCCTATCTCCGTGTCCTTGCGGTCAACCATCTCGCTCAGGTCCGCCACGCGGTTGCCCAGCTCCCTGTCGTCCTCCTTTTTGGCGGCAAGCTCATCCCGCGCGGCCTCGTACCTGCTGGTCATCCAGTCATAGACGGTCTGCTTCCCGTTCTCATTAATCCACCTGTCGCAGAAGGTGTCCTTGTCCACATTGTCACCCGCGGCCATGTATTCATCGTGAATCGCCTGAAAGTGCTCATCGGTCGGGATGAATCCCGTTCTGTCTGTAAATTCCTGTTTAGTCATAACTTTATCATTTTTTTGTTGTTGTCTTGAAAAGCGGCCCGGACGGGCAGGAGGCCGCGTTGATTTAATAGTCATGAAACAAACTCTTATAATCTCATTTGAAACACCCGCCCCGTAAGGCGCCAACCCCAGGGCGTCCCGTCCAGCCGCATCACTGCGGTATTCGTCTTTAGTGCGTCACCCACACCCTCACTATCTCCGTTCCCTTGTAGTAGATCCTTCCGGACTTCACCCCCATACCCAGCATGGGCCTTATATGCCCGCTCTCCCTCCACCGAGCTATCGTCCTCCTGTTCACGCCCAGAAGGCGGGCGGCCTCGCTCTCGCAGTACCTTGACGCGGGCGAGACGTTGGGTCTCTCGTTTGTCATACCTTGGGGAATAAAAGTTCTGGTTTGCACCTTGTCTTCGTCACAATGGAGGTCAGGCGGGCTATCTCCTTCCTGTTCGCCTTGCACGGGTGCCTCTTACCCGTCCTCCAGAACCGGATGGCCTGGTCGGAGACCTCAAGGTTCATCTGTATGGCCCACTTGAGGTTGGTCCTCTGGTAATCCGTCAGGGTCTCCCAGATTTCCTGGAAAGTCCTTGCATCTATGGATTTATTTTCGTTCATTTGCAGTTGCCTTTAATACGTAACATTGTTTATAACTTAGTTCGTAACTTTGTTGATGCAAAATTAGATAATTTTTAGATAATATCAAAGGATTATTAGATAATTTTTAGATAAAAATTAGATAATATGATAAAAGAACGCGTTCAAGAGTACTGCAAGTATAAGAATATGGGCATATCACGCTTTGAGAAACTTGCTGGCCTATCCAATGGCTATTTCAACCAAGTCGCTAAGAGACCATCAGATGCAAGCTTGGTCAAAATTAGCAAAGCGCACCCTGATCTCAATCTCGCTTGGCTGCTGACAGGTAGAGGGAATATGATAGATGATGAAACTTTGTCAACCGACAATTCCATCCACGGCAACGTGACGAAGATAGGCAACCTTAGCGGGGTGACCAACTCTCCGACGACCGTGAACAACAACGGCGGCTCCGCGGAGCTTATGAAGGTGATAGAAGAGCTGAAAGAGCAGAACAAGTCACAGCGCGAGCAGATCCAAAGCTTGACAGATATAATAAAGAACCTGACGGCAAGGTAGCCGCCGAGAAACCTCAACACTAAAACAAACAACACTATGCCAGCAAACGAAGAAGAGGGCGAAGGTCCTACGGGAACAACCAGCGAGAAACAGATAACGGAGATGTTCAGCACATTCTTCGCCCAGTGGGGCGACACTTCAAGGAAATTACAGGAGACCAGCGAGGACAGGCTCGACCGGGTGAACGGGATGGCCGCGGCATTGTGCGGTGCGGTGGAGAACACCGCCAAGACGGCCACGGTGCAGGGCGACCTGTGCAGGCTGAGTCTGGAGGCCATGGCGGAGCGCGTGGTGTCGCTGAAGGCTGACCGCGACCGTTGGCGCGGCCTTCTGGAGGAGTGCCAGCACCTTCTGGAGTCCAGCCAGGACGAGGTGCGCCGCCTCACCGCCCTGACGGAGAGTCAGCAGAAGACCATAGAGTCGATGATGCTTGAATTGATCCGCCACCAGGGCAGCAACATAACGACAATAGGCAATTTATCTGGAAAAACAATCTAACAGTACTTATGAAGTTTCTTAGAATATTTTTATTCACGGCCATCGCATTGCTTGCCGTGAATTGTGCAACGCCCGGAAGGCTGGTTGAATATCATGTGATAGATTTCCGGCCTTACATCAATGACGGATTCCGTATCTACTCCAGTGAGTGCCCGGTAGTTCACGAGCAGCTCGGTGATATACAAGTCGTGATAACCCCCGCGGTTGCCAAAGTCGTTGATGACAAAAAGCGGAGAGGAACTTTTGATGATGCTGTATATTCCAAAGGCTTATCCGGTCAGTTCGAGAACTTGAAAAACAAAGATCTGTTAGATCCGATCGTAAATATAGCTAAGGAAATGGGCGGTAACGGGATTGCGATGCTGAGTGTAAGTTTCGACGGATTTAAGTGGCACGTCAAAGGGACAGTGGTATTGACGGAATGATAGCCGAAGAATGTGAAAGCCCTAAAAAGTTTATTAATGCCCGTCGATAATTCGGGACTGACGGGGACCAAAATTCGGGACTAAATAAAATTGAACGCATAAACAATTAAAAATCAACAAATTCCAAGTCCTAATTAGGCTTCCCAAGCCGAAGGTCACGAGTTCGAGCCTCGCATTCCGCTCA